CCACAAAAAGAACAGGCACAGGGTATAAATCCTAATGACCCATCTGGAGGTGGAGGAGCTAATATAGGAGTTGGTCAAGCACCAGTTCCGGGAGAGCAAGGATTTAGTGCTCCACAGACTCCTGCACAAGGACCAAAAGAACCTGATGCTGCTGCTCAGTTACAACAACTTCTCGGTGGGGGTCAATGATAAGAGAAATAGCAATAAAACTATTACCTTTAGTTAATGATAAAAAATCTATTGATTTATTAAATTCATACATGGAGCATAGAGTAGAAGAGCTTCATAGATTACTAGAGCAACAAGACAATATATATGACATATCAAAAACGCAAGGTGCAATAAAAGAGATAAGAAGATTTCAAACCTTACGTGACGAAGTCGTACAAAGAGCCAAAGATAAATATGGAAATTGATAAAAGACCTGCGTGGCTTTCAAGAGCCATGAATAAAAATACTCCTACAAAAAATGGAGCTACTGTTCGAACTAGCAGTGAGTACGATGCAGATTTAAAAGGAGAGGTAATATATCCTACTTTGCGTATGGGTAAAGATGGAAAGCTACGTAAATCAGATATTAATGAAGCTTTAGATAAAAATGATTATATTTTAATAAAGGGACCACCTAACAAAGAAACAGCAGATAAAGCTACTGCTAAATCAAAACAAATAAGTAAACAAATAGGAATAGCCAGACAAATGAAACAGGGGGGAACAATGGCAAAAAAAGCACAACAGGGATTAGGTATTTTACCCATGACTAAAAAACAAAGTAATCCTACAGGTAATAAAAATCAACCTGCACAAAAGATACCACAGAGAGGTGCAGCACCAAAAGTTGCTGACCCAAGAGATGAAGCTATAAAGTTAGTTTCTAAGAAATATGAGCAAGATAAAAAACAAGGTGGCGTATCCCCTATGACTATGATGCCCCTAGTCCCACAACCTCTTCAGCCTATGCCTACAGAGATGGTTCCTCCAGAACAACAACCAACTCCTATGAAAAAGGGAGGAATGAAAGATAAAAAAGGTTTAGCAGTTGTTATAGATATGCAACCATCTTACGAAGAAGCTTCTAAAGGCACGCCTGCAGACCCCCCTCCGGGAGCCACTGCAGATGAAGTAAGAGATGACCAACACGTTTTACTTAGTGAGGGAGAGCTTGTCGTACCTGCTAATGTTGTAAGATATCATGGCTTAGGTATGTATGAAGGACTTAGAAGAGAAGCATTACAAGGTTTATCTGAAATGGAACAGTCTGGTCAAGTTGACTACGTAGATGACAATGAGCCTAAGAAAGCTCAAGCAGGTTTAGCTTTAGCTTCAGGAACAGGACCAAGTGTAGCTACAACAACTGGTATTGCTCAACAACAACGTATGTATAACCCTGCTTTGGGTATGTATGGCACTGCTACAACACCACAAGCAGCTTCTGCTAAATTTATTAGGTCTCCGGGATTTGTAGACAGAAATAAAGATGGTATCGAGGATAGACTACAACCAAGTATCAATACATCACAAACAACTGGATTTGTACCTGCAGGAAATATCACACCGGCAGGATTAGCATTAGGACCTGTAACAAATCCTAACCTTGTTGTAGGTGCAGGTAATGTTGGCACATTTAGACAGTCTCAAAAACCAGTTAGTGATATTACACAATCAGACCAACAAGTAAAAGAAACCCCTGTAGCACCTACTAGAATTGCACAACAAAATCAATCTACTGTTTCTGGTTCAGATGATAACAATGAAATGGCAGATTTAGGTGGTGCCAGAACAACTATTGGTGGCGTAGATTATGCTATACAATATGATTTCCAAGGCAATGTTATAGGATTGGCTAACGTAGCAGAGTATAATAGAACAGGACAAGTTAACTTTTTTGAACCTAGTAATGAAGTAAAAGGTCTTATAGGAATACAAAATGAAGGTCAAAGAGCACTAATGAGAAGTCCTATTCAAAAAGGTGCTGAGGCTTTAGGGTTTTTAAAAGGAGACCCAGAAGCAATAGAACGAGGAAAAGACGCCACAACAACATTAAATAATTTCACTGGGAATCTTACTAAAACAGAAGAAATGGCTACTGCAGATGAAGAAGCTGCTGCAGCAGATATTATGGGTGCAGGAACACCTAGAGTAGATGCCCCTAAAGTAAAATCAGATGATTTAATTGATTTAATAACGGATGCACAAAAAGGTCCTGCTTTGTCTAAAGAAGAGAGAGATAGACAACGAGAAGAACGTGCAAAATTAGTTTTTGACCGAGAAGACCTTGCTTTAAAAGAAAGACGAAGCCAACGTGAGTCTCCCGAGGATATTATTGTGCCAACAGAAAAACAAGAGCCTAGAAACCAATATGGACAAACTCGTGAAGAAGAAGAAAGAGGAGTTCAACTTGGTTTATCAAGAGGATTTAATCCAGAAACTGTAGCTCCGGGAACAGCAACAAATGCAGCTTTAACTGGAAAAGGATACTCATCTTATGATGCAAAGGGTAATCCAACAGGTGCTGCACCTAAAGGTTCTCAGTTTAGTGCGACAGGAACTTTTAGAACAAGTAGAAGTGATGATGACGATGGTGGAGTTGGAACCTCTGGAGATTTAGGAGGAGCGACAGGTGCAGGCAGAACAGGAGAGGGCACTGAAGGAGTTGAAGGTGTAGGAGGTAAACAAACTGCTAAAGAGACCACAGTAGACCCAACTAAAGGAAAAGATTTGAGTAGAACATTTGCAGATGATGCAGCTACATCTGACACTGGAAAAATAGTTTGCACAGAAATGTATAGACAAACACAACTTGATGACTGGGCACAAGCTATGAAGATATGGTATGTGTATCAAAGAAAGTACTTGACAAGTACACACCAAATAGGTTATCATTGGTTATTCAAACCTTTTGTTAGTGGCATGAAAGTTAATAACGTACTAACAAACATTGGTGCATACTTCGCAAAAGAAAGAACAAAACATCTAAGACATATTTTAACAAAAGGAAAAGCCAAGGACAGTATCGTTGGTAATATCTTTTGTAAAATAATACATCCTATAGTTTATTTAGCAGGATGTGCAATCCGTAAAAAATAGTTATGGATTAGAAACTAGCTACTTATCCCCCAATAATGGCTACGATAACCCTAGGAGAAAAATATGGCTGAAATGGCTGTAAAGCAAGAAATTAAAAAAGAACCTATTAAATACAAAAGAAATGATAATAAAGAAGAAGAAACACTAAATGCTTTAGTTAAAGAAAGAGACGAAGCTCTTGGCAAAGCTAAAGTTGAGGAAGAAGATAAGGCAGAGACCGAATCTCTTACTCCAGAAGAAAAAACTTTTAAAAAAAGATATGGTGACTTGCGTAGACACTCGCAAGAAAAAGAAAAATCATATCAAGATGAAATATTTAAATTAAAAGAGCAGTTATCGCAGACTGCAAAAAAAGAAATTAATTTACCAAAGTCAGATGAAGAGATAGAGAAATGGTCTCAGGAATATCCTGATGTTGCTAAAATTGTTGAAAGTATTGCAACAAAGAAAGCACAAGAGTTAGATTCATCTCTCGAAGAAAGAATGAAACTCATAGCTGAGAAAGAAGCGAGTGCATCAAGAGCAAGAGCTGAAGCTGAGTTAATGACACTACATCCAGATTTTGAAGATATAAGAAATGACCAACAGTTCCATGATTGGGTTGATACTCAGCCTAGATGGGTACAACAAGCTTTATATGAGAATGAAACAGATTCTAAATCTGCAGCAAGAGCGATAGACTTATATAAAGTTGATATGGGACTAACTGAAATAAAAAAGAAAAAGGCAACAAACTCATCCAAAGAAGCAGCTAAAGCAGTTACAAAAGCAAACAGCTCTACACCTGCTCCTAGTAAAGATGGGCAGGCAAATCAAATAAGAGAGTCTGATGTTGCTAAAATGAAGGGTCAAGAATTTGAAAAGAACGAAGAAGCTATTAAAGAAGCAATACGTAGTGGTAACTTTATTTATGATATAAGTAGACCTTCTGCGTAATTTTTTCTTTACATTTCGTTGTTTTTATGATAAAAAATGTATATAACAACAGCCCGTTTGTTTTTAACGCTACCTGTTTAACATTTTCACGAATTTATACTAATAAAAACTACCTAGTCTGAGTTTGCCCCTCTATGAGGATACCAAATAAAAGCTAGCCTTTTGATTGTGTATGTAACTCGTATTTAACCAACCATTAGCCGAGGAGGAAACTATGGCTTTCAAAACTGCGGCTGGATACGGGAATCTACCTAATGGCAATTTTAGCCCTATTATTTATTCCCAAAAGGTTCAGCAGGCTTTTCGTAAGACCTCTGTTGTAGAGTCAATCACTAATAGTGATTACTTTGGAGAGATTGCGAATTATGGTGATACTGTCAAAATTATTAAAGAGCCAGAAATCACTGTAAAAGAATATGCTCGTGGAGTTAATATTCAACCACAAGACTTAGATGATGAGGATTTTTCCCTTGTTGTCGATAAAGCAAACTATTTTGCTTTTAAAGTAGATGATATTGAAGAAGCACACAGTCATGTAAACTTTGAGTCTTTAGCATCTGATAGAGCAGGCTACAGACTAAGAGACCAACATGACCAAGAAATTCTTGGATATTTATCTGGTTTTAAACAATCATCATTAAACACTGTTGCAGGCACTGCCAATGATACAGTCAATGGTACAAAAGCAGTATCAACTGCAGGTTCTGATGAATTGTTAACAAGCATGAAGCTAAGAAAAGATAGCTTTGGTAACATCACTACAAGTAGTGCAGGTGACCACTCTATTCCATTAGCTCCAAGAATGCCGGGTGCAACAGCACAAGCTACAGCAACTGCTACACCATTGCAAGTCATTGCAAGAATGGGCAGATTGTTAGATACACAGTTTGTTGACTCAGATGGTAGATGGCTTGTTTTACATCCAACTTTCGTTGAAATTTTAAAAGATGAAGATTCAAGACTTTTAAATGCAGACTTTGGCGAGTCAGGTGGATTAAGAGCAGGTTTAGCTATTGGCAGATTACATGGCTTTGATGTGTATATGTCAAATAACTTACCTTCTGTTGGTACAGGACCGGGAACATCAGGTTCTGCAAACCAAAATTCAAACTTCGGTGTTATCGTAGCAGGTCATTCTTCAGCAGTGGCAACAGCTTCACAGATAACAAAAACAGAGTCTTACAGAGACCCTGATTCATTTGCAGACATCGTAAGAGGTATGCATCTATATGGCAGAAAGATTCTTCGACCAGAAGCAATCGTAACTGCTAAGTATAACGTAGCATAAGGGAGATATAAATGGCAACTTTTGATTTAACCTCAAAAGATACTACTGGTGTATCTTCTGAT